GTTGGTCTAAAGTCTCCAACTGTGGCTATGTAATACGGGCCACGTTTCATAATCTTACCCAAGCCTTTGGTTGTTGACCAGATGCGACCATTCTCAGAGACCTGAGAGTCAGCACCTAGCACACACCAACCATCACCTTGAATACCTACAACGGTTGACATTTATGCAGCAACTCTTTCGTTAAACCAATCAGGTCCGTGTTGTAATAACACATCATTAACATCTGCATTAGGTGGCAGATGTACAACTGTTGCTTTATCTAATTCTTCTTTGATTCTTTTAGCGAGTTCTTGGCCAGGATTGCGACCATCTTCTTTAACATCATTGTCCGCAAAGATAAGTATGCGGGAGTAAGGCTCAAATAAGTTCTTGAACCAGGGTTTCCACTGGGATACACCAGCCACTCCAACCGACGGTATGCCAACGACACCCGAAAGTATGATCGTATCAATCTCTCCTTCGCATATGGCGATAGTGTCGCTATGCTTATGCAAATCATTAACATTAAATAGCCCAACCTTTTGACCTGTAGGCCAAAGATACTTTGGTGTTCCATTATCTAGTCTCCTAAACTTCATACCAATAACACCTGATGGTGTCATATAAGGGATGGATAACATTCCTTCACCAAGTTCGTGTCCACTTGCAGGATCAACCACGCTTCCAAGAAGGTACGTATCTGCGACTTGCTGGCTTATTCCTCGCCCCTGTAGGTAAGAGGCTGTCGCCTCGTTGCGTGACTTGGAGTATCTTTGCGCTACGTCCGTTAGCAAGTTGCGTTGCTTTTCGTTTAACATCGTTGAACCCCTTTATGTTTTCTTTCGCCTTAACTAATTCATACACATCACCAACAACATTACATACTAGGCAGTTATATACCTGTATATCTAGGTTGTAGGCTGCGCTTGCGTGTGCGTCGTCGTGTATTACACACTTGCAAGCAACCCAACCGTGCCTATCCTTTACATCTACACCGTAGTGTGTAAGGATGGACGCTAAGTCAGGTTTATTCTTGATTGTTATTCACCCATTGATCTAGTGTTTGTACTACCCAAGCCTGATCTAGGCCTGCGTTACTGCGCTTTACTATTACATAAGATGGTGGTGCATAATCTAAGCCACGAGCCTTTGCATAATTACTTGCTTCAGTTGTAGCCTCACGCCAGAACTGTGGCAAATCTAATTTAACTCTAGCCTTTAACTCAAATATCATTGGCTTACCTGCTACAAAACAAACGATATCTCCTTCATCATTTGATCCAGCCTTAGATAATCTTTCTGCTAATAATCCTTTTGATCTAAGCCACTTGAGGATTCCTGTCTCAAAGGCTGCGCCTTTACGCTTGCCATAACTAGACATAAATTATCTCCTCAACTGGTACTCGCCAGCCATTAATAGATTCATCCCAATAATCTTCTGTCATATATTCATCTGACTTAAAACTACCATACACTTCTACTTGTGAGTAGTATTCCTCATCAAGAATTTTTGTGCCAAAGATATATTTGCCAGCATCTTTATTCCAAAAAGGAATAGCCTTCTGTGTGCGTACAGTTCTTACCTCGTGGTAAGTACCAACATCACCAATATCTTTACGCCTTGTATGTAATCCATTTGGATACCAAGGTACTGACCAACTTAGATTATATTCTTTAGCAACTGCCCACTCAGATACATTCGCTCTGACATTGGCAAGTAACTCGTGTTCTAATCTACCTGCCGCTTTTCCAGCAGCATAGTTAGGTCTATCAACTGAGCCAAACTTAGTGAGCCAACGCTCTACTGCAAGGTTAGTGCAGACACGTACCTCATCTTGGCTAAGATCTACAATCATTAACTGGCACTCTTGTCCCCTCTGAGGATTCGTATTGCCCATTCCATACCAGCGTTAAGGCCATCGCCCCACTCATCTGTTGGATTAATTTTTGCCGCTTCAATCTTTTCTATAAACCTATTGATCTCAACCTTAAGTTCAGCAAGGACTAACTCCTTTACTCTGAACTCAACATCCATATCGTCAGTCGTCATACTTGTGGGTCCAATCCTGCACGTAATTATGGTTCCTGTTTGGAACACTATAAGTCGCAATTATATCACTAGTTCTCTCGTTATGTATCATCATACGAGATGCGTCTGCCCACAATGTGACGAACTGATCGCCAGTTGCAGAGTTCTTAGCAAAGCGATTCTTTACACAAGCAATTCTAAATTCTCCCGTGTCAGGTACTAATGCCACAGTTAAAATCATTTCAGGTAATTGAGATATCTTTCCCTGAATAGACTTACGACTTGGTGGCAAGTCAGGTTTACCTTCCGCCTCAGAGGTATGGTGTAGTAGAACTACGCCAGCCTCAGTCTCACGAGCGATATGGTGCATAGCCTTTGCGATCTCTCGCAAACCTGACCATTCATTCTCGTGCATAGACACAACGTTCATAGCATTATCTACAATAATCATATGAGGATATTGCCCATAAGATTCTGCATATGCTCTGATTGCTAAGTCAATTTCATCTAGCGTTGGGCTAGGAGAAAAGTCAAATTGTAAATGATCTATTGATTGCAACTCGTGAGTATAAAACTCTTGACCTGCACCGTTAGCAAAGGCTTCTTCAACTGTAGAAACTTTATGCCCAGAGATCATTGCTGCTGCACGTATGGCTGTTGTATAGCCATCAGTATCTGCTGATATGTACAGCGTTGGCACCTTCATTTGCACCGCCATCCATAATGCAAGTAAAGATTTACCTGCGTTAGGTGCGCCAGCAATCATTGTCAATTGCCCCCGTCTGAACCTAATCCCTTCCGCTTGTAGCGTAGGGAATAGGTCAGGCAGTAGTGCGTAATCATTAGTGCTTTTCGCTGCCGCTTGAGTTAAGGACAGCATTAGATATTAACGTACGAACTTAGGCTCGCATTGATCTGGCGTACCCTTTGGAGATGGACAGAACCATCCCTTCCAAGGCTTAGGCGCATCTGACTTAGACTCACGCCATACTAGATCGCCGTGCTTACAAGTGTTGCCACCTACTGTGCCAACTACTGTTGCGCCAAGTGCTTGCTTAGCATAAGCAACCGCTGATGGTTGAGTGCGTTGTGTTGAGTTATTTAACGCACCTGATGTTGCAGCAATTAATGCAGATGTATCTTGAATAGTTGTTAAGCCAACCTCAAGTTCCTTTGCATCGTTTGCATATACGTTAACCAAGGTACCATCGGCTAACTTAAAGTTAACCTGTAGTTTTGTACCGTCTTGTGCCATTTGTTTCTCCTTATTTTATGTTTGCTAGTGGGTCGTAAACTTGTGCTAGTTCTCCACCAGTAGCGTAGCAGTAATCCTTCACGCCACAAGTGGAACAGGCCATACCTATATTAGGTAGGAATATTTCATTCTCTACACCACGAGAGAATTGTGCGAATAGTTCAGTCAGTAGTGGAATAGTCCAGCGGTTTAAACCACTAGCCTCTAGGAACTGAGCCTTCCGTGCTGAGTAGTAGTAACCTCGTGTTGGTCTTGTACCAAACTTCATCTCCATTGCAGAGGCATAGATGCCCAACTGTAATGATGAGTCAGGTGTGTAAGCACCAGTCTTGAAGTCAACTACAACTAATTCACCAGCAGATGTAACTGCTATTAGGTCAGCAAATGCTTTAACAAAGACATCACCAAACTGTGAGTTCAATTCAATTTCAATACCAGGGACACCTTGAGGTGATTCCCAAATGGTCAGACCTGAATCTCTCCAAGCCTCAGTAAAGGCAACAAACATTTGTTTGCCATTGGTATCCCACCAAGCCTTGTTCTCTTTGTCGGGATTAGCATTGGTGGCTCTGCCACCTCTGCGCCAGTCAACAGGATTTGTTTTAGACTTTGCTTCTGTCTCAGCAATTGCTTCTAGGAAAACTTCATCCCAAATCTTTTCAAGATTCACTTGATTCCCCCGCCACAATTTTCTTTGCTGTCTCTAACCCTTTAATTATATCAGCATTTGTTTCTTTATCAATCTCAGTCTGAATTAGTTTGCCTAATGCTAAGCGCATCACTACCTCAGTCTCAGCAAAGGCTACTCTAAATGCCTCTTGTCCTACGATCTTTGATCTACGTGAACTCATTAGAACTCCACCGAAAACCAAAAGCATAGAAAATCTATTGTTAGCAAGTAACGATTTAGATTAAACCCTAAACCTAATTGCTTAGACATTCCAAAAGCGATATGTTTATTTTTACTCATTATCATTTTATACATTTAATTGCCCTTCATATGGTGCGACTGCAAGGCTGTCGCAGAGTAAGCATCGCATATCCAAGAAATAGATACCGATTGTTCCATCTTCATCAAACTTACATTTGACATTCCAAGTGTCAGAACCACACGGGCATACTCGGATTGGACCAAGCGACCTGTAGTCTCCTTCTTGTCCTTTATCAGGCTTGACATATGCTATGTCCTTAGCCATTCTTTTTCTCAAACTCGTTGAGCAAAAACTTTTCTGCTGCTGAGTGGAATGCTGATCCACCTACGAACCACCACGCTGGAGATTGTGGTGCTTCCAATATTCTCTCCAGTTGATAAGCCTTACCACATCTTATCCACGTTGAGAATTGACTAAATGATTTATGACCTACTGTTATTTTTTCCATTGGATAAATGTATCAGTGCCTGAGCGTAGCGTGTCAAACAGCGACACGCCAGAGATATTTTCAATTGGTTTCAGTTTGACAATCTCCTGAGTGGGATGATTATAATACGAGCGAAGCGAGTGCGGTTGGCGAGAGGACTGCGTCCTCGTAGCCAAAAAAAAATAACCCCGCCGATTAAGGCGGGGTTAAGGATATTACTGTTTACTTAGAGCCAACACCAAACTCTGGTGAATTTGGGTCAAGCGCTTTCAACGCTGGTCCTGCAACTGCTGCTAGTCCTGCAGCCAATAGTGCTTTTGGATCTGTGTTGCCTGCAAGGTAAACTGCTCCAACTGCTGCAGCAGCAGCACGGAAGTAAGACATTGCAATTGCTTTTGCTTTCTTATTCATTAGGTTCCTTTCCTATTTGAACCAAGGGGAAGTGTCATTACCCATACCGTCCTTGACCGATATGTGTATGTGGTGGATATGTGGAGACGGACCTGTGTAGGCTCTTTCTCCTTTTTCATTAGACCATATTTTGCCATTATGAATCAGATACTTAACTCGCTTATCTGTTCTTAATGAAACAAAAAGTTTCTGTGCATCTACCCCATTGGCAGGATCGTGTGTTAAATCTGCAGCGTAACCAGTATCGTGATCTGATTTGATACCAGCCTTTAAGTCCATCGCTATATGTGCAGCAGATGGCAGTAAGCCATCAGACTTCTTACTACGCTTTGGCCACTTGGCTGTAGCCTGAGACAGTACTGCTTTGCAGGCTGGCTGTGGTACTACTGGCATTACGCTTCCGCCTTTGCTTTAATGATTTCTACTTCAGTCTTTATGATCTGTTGGTTTTCAACTAATTTATCTACCTTATTGATAAGACCAGTATGACCATCGTTGTATAGTGCATACTCAATACGATCTAGTCTTCTAGATAATTCATTTAAACATTCAACTATTGGTTTGATTTGATCCGTTATTTCTTCTATGTGAGATTCAATAGATTTATGTACACCAAATTGAAAGATGCCCCAGAGTACTAGGCATAGGCCACCACCTACGAAACCGTAGTTGTAAACAATTTGTGATATGTCCATATTCCACATACCTATTATACCGTTCTAAACTCTACGTAACAGATACCACCAAATCCTGTAAAGCGTCGCTCAGGTGGAGTCATACGTACGAATTGGATTGATTCAATTACACCTTGCACTGTTTCTTTATTGGTGAAGTCTTGGAAAGTTACTACGTTTCCTGGTTCTTCCAATGACTCAAGTGCAGCAATACGCTCAGATGCTCTACCTTCGTAGCCAACTGGCATATTGTATCTATCGCCTTCAAAGTCGTAGTTCATCAATGGAATAGTTATTACACGTTGACGGTGAACTGCAGGCAAAGCCTTCAATTGGTAGCCAGTAAATACTGGGCTAGAAGATAGGTCAGTACTTGGGTATAGATCAAAACGTAGAGCAAGTGCTGGTTGTTCGTGAGGAATATTGGTTGCTATGTCTTGGCTAAAGTTGAATGTGTTATCAACTGTAATAATGCTAGTCACGTCGCCATCTTCGGCAACTGTAGCAACACCAATCTTACCTGGGATAGGGTTCTCAACATTTACTTTAACTAACTTAAAGTGCTTATCTTCAAGGGTTAAGTAACGAATTAAACCTGTTTGAATATAACCAGAAGCACATAAATTGTTTGATTGAATGTAGGTTCCAGCACCTGATATACCAATAGCAAGTTTATTGCTGCGTCCCCAGATAGCAACTCCTGATGCTTCGGCAGTACTTGGTACACGCAAGTGTGTAGCGTAAGCCATTTGATTAGGTGCAATCTCTCGGCTTAAGTCAATCTTAATTAAGCCAGATGAATAGGTACCATCACCATTATCAATATAGTTTGTTACTGTGCAATAGGCATAGCGATCATTAAAGGTAACAGACTTAACTGGGCTGCCATTTACGTTAGCGCCTAGCACTGGGTTGTATCCATTTGTTACTACAGTCAGTGGGCCATATGTAATATAGCCAGATGTATAGTAACCAGCAGTATCAATCTGTCCCATACGAATACCCTTGTTAGTTCCAAGGATTATGTACTTACCAATGTAAGCGCCAATGGCTGTTACGTATTCACCTCTTGGCATATCAGCAGCGGTTACTGCCTTGTTAAGAAGTGGTACGTTACCTGTTGTATCTAGATATAAACGATAGATAGTGCTGCTATCGCCACTATAGCCAGCAGCATAAATAGCATTTGGTCCTTCACAGATACCAGTCCATTTCCAGGTTGGATTAGGATGAACATAAATTGGTAGATCGCTATTGGTAGCAAGAACTGCAGTACCAGTATAGGTATTGTTCCAAGCCATATCTGCTTTGTTATGGTAATAAGAAAATTCATTTGCGGAAGGAACCGCAGTTACAACGAAGGTTCCGTTGTAGTCAACACTTACAGATGCAACAGTTACCTGTGATCCAACTTGAAAGTTATGAGCAACGCTATCTGTTCTAAGTGTTGCAATGTTTGCAGACAAAGAGCCACCAGTTACTGTATATGAAGTAATAGGTACTACTTCAAACAAGTAATTGTTAATGCCTGCTATAAGGCGTTGCTTAGCCCAGGCTAATTTAACTGAAGTTACTGTACCTACGCTAGATGGGTGGGTAAAGATACTTGTACCAGATGTTGTACCAGTCAGCGGACCCTTGTAAATACCAGTTGCATTGGCAACATAATAGTTAACGCCATCATTTGCTAAAGCAAGAATAGTTCCAGATCCACCCCAAGTTAATGTGGTAGATGTGCCAATGGCTGTCATTCTCTTAAGGGTTGAACCATCTGCCTGAAGAATTACATCAACACCGTTGGTGTCAGTAGCGCCATCAATAATAGGTGTATTAGATGAAGCAACACCTAGTTCTACATCTGGCAATAACGTCATCTTACCTACGTTAAATACATCAACACCTGCTGATTTATGAAAGCGGTAAGGAACTGTCTCGCCTTGAATAGGCTCTTGAAATTTAATACCAGATCCATAATGAAATGATGATTGAGAACGAAGCCACCAACCAGTAAGCGTCTGCTCACCTGGTTCTCTTTGTTGGTCAATTTGTTGTTTACGATAAGGCGCAGTCTCACGCTTATATGGAAACTTATCAGTAATGCCTAAGAAGAATGGCAGACCACCAATAGCAACATCGTAAGAGTTTGCTGTGTTGATATAAGTGGTACCAGCGCTAGACGCTGGTTGACCAATTGGATCAACTGGACGCTCACTGATATGTTGGAAGCCGTCAACCATTTATACTCCTTAGATTAAATTAAGTGAATCAAACTTGTCTATCTGATCGTCTATTGTTGATGACGGTTCAGTCGTGCAATCACCGTCTCGTAACATTAAACTGCGTAACGAACTATTACTAAGCCGTCAACGCCTGCTGCGCCAGCACTGGCACCTGACTGATTTGAATATGGGTTTGATCCACCACGTCCGCCAGAACCTTGTGAGCCATAACCTGTACCATTAGAACCACCATTAACACCTTGGTATAAATCTTGTCCACCGCCACCACCTGCTGCATAGTAACCGCCAGAACCAGTTGATGTTGCAGTAGCCCAAGTTGAATATGTATTTGTACCAGGACCACCAGATCCTGAACGAGATGGTCCAACGCCACCTGCAATACCTGCTCCTGCGGATCCACCACCACCAAGACCAAAGATGTAAGTGTCTCCGTTGTAACCTTCTACTGGGCTATATCCACCTTGGTTACCTGTACCGCCACCACCGCCAGATCCACCAGATCCGCCGTTACCGAATCCACCACCAGTGGATGAATAAGAATATGATCCACCTATAAATGATGAGTTATTACCTTTAGTTCCATTTGGTGCAGAGCCAGTTCCGCCTGCTCCTGCTCCACCAACAGTTACTGTGTAACTAGTACCGCTAGTAAATGATAAAGATGAGAAATAACGCAGACCACCAGCACCACCACCATTACCGTAGTTACCGTATTGTCCACCACCACCACCAGCAATTACCAACATTTGTGCATTGTTAATATTTGCTAATGCAGTAAAAGTTCCACCTGCAGTAAATGTATGATAGGTATATCCACCAGTAGTTACAATAGTTCCGCCAGTAGCAAATGGTCCCACATTATTAAAAAGACCAAAACCTCTAACAGAGGCTCCGCCTCTAGATCCTAGTAAAGGCATTACTACTCCTTAAGCGAATTTAACTTGAGATGCAAATACTGTAAAGGTAGCGCTTGCTGTCTTGATGATTGTATATGAGTAAGCATCAATTGATGATGGGTTACCAGCAGTAGGCGCTAAGCCTTGCCACTTAGGAGTAACCGCAGAGCCATCAATAGTTACTGCTGAGTTGTAGTAAGCAGTAGTTCCTTGTGTGGCTAAGAATGTAATAGTGATTGAACTACCTGTAGCCATTAAAGAGTTAAGGGTAGTACTTCCATCACCACGAATATTTAGCGTCCAGTTACCAGTAGCAGAAGTTGTGTAATAAAGAACTGCCTGAGTCTGAGTATCAAAGTTAATTGTTCCAGTGGCTGCAGTAGCAGACACAGTTGTAATTTCTTGAGGGGACTTTAATATTGCATAGTTTTCAGTTGCAGTATTAATTACTGGAGATGTTAATGTCTTGTTAGTAAGAGTCTCAGTTCCAGTAAGAGTAGTTACTCCAGTAAGAGTATTACTTGCTGCAGAGATAGTTTTGTTTGTAAGGGTCTGAGTATCAGTTGTGCCTACTACTGAACCAGTTACGCCGTGTACTCCAGAAGATGCTGCTATGTGAACTTGTGGTTCACGCACATCTTGTGCTGAAATAACGTGACGAATTACTGCGCCAATGTTATGTGATTGTGGAGATGTACCATCAACACCACGAGTAATGGTTAGTGTAAGACCAGCGGCAGCAGTTACACTTACTAGTTCTTCAGATGCAGTATCGTAGTCAACTGCTAATGTGAATGGATAACTAGTTGGGAAGCCAGTTGTTGAACCAACTGTCATACTTCCAGAACCAGATACTATATTTCCTGTAAGTGTTGTATCTTGAGCAACAGATGAGTAGTAACGATTAACGGCCATTTATTATCCTTAGGAAGTGTAACGGGTGCGAGGTGGGTATTGCTCTTGTAGGCGACGTACTTCCACCTGCAAGCGTTGCTGATATAACTGGTACATATAACGAGATATGTTTACTGCAGATCCAACTGGATCGTTTCCTTGTTGTGCATCTGCTTCAGCAGTAGCAGCAGGAACACGACCTAAGTCTAGGTATGCAGCAGTTCTGTATGCAGCACCAAGAACAATTACTTCTCGTGCTGATTCAGGCAATCCTGTTTGAGTAAAATCATCTGTATCAAACTGTAGGTTTGATGGTTTCTTTGTGTAGGTAATCATTACGGGACGACCTGGAATAATACCTTCACGAATAGATATAGTCTTACCTGTGTTCCAAGTTACTGGGTTAGCCATCTTATCCATACGAAGGTGACGAATTGGTAACCATTCTTTAGATGGTCCAATTGTTTGCCAAGATGCACCAAGAATATCAATTGCTTCTTGAGGCAATTGGTATGTAGTTACTGCTGCTTGGAAGTTAAAGGTTGTGTAGTAAGTACCAAATAGATCTGGGTACACACCATCAATTGCAAGGTTAACATTTTTACGTACTACTGAACGAGGGAATGAAGGAGCAATAGTTACACGAGTACCAGCAGAATGAGGTGCTGGTTCTGTATTACGGAATCCTCTGCCATAAGCAGGGATTGTTGCTATGTTGGTAGTGCGATCAAATGAGTCAACCCAGATAAGTTCCTCATCAATTTCAACAATACCTCTAGTAAGTACTGTTCCGTCTTGCACTGTAAATGTTAGAGCAGTTGAAGATAATGCTGCTGTAAGAAATGTAGCCTGATCTTGACGGTTAGTATAACCAGTCAGGGCTAATGTGGTTTCGTCAATGACGTCTGCAAATGTACTCAAGATACTATCTCCGCTGCTGCTTCGTTGATACCTAAACCTTTAGTTCCAGCAAGTGCATTAAGCACTCCTTGTAGGTCTAGGTTCAGATTGTTTCCGCTATTGCGGCTGGCGTATAAAGCGTTTAATGCGCCCGCAATGGCAAAGCCATTAGTGCCTGCCCAACGGTTAGCCGCACCTTGTGCGTCTAGAGATGGGACACCATTGACTAATGTTCCTGCCAAACGGTTTAAATGATATGTGTAGGTTAAGCCATCACGGACTGCCATTACTTACCTTCCTTAATTATCTCGCCAGTCTTAATATCTTTGCGAAGTTTTATTGTGCCATTCTTACGAAGGATGACGATTGCGCCATCCTTGATAAGAGACTTATTAAATCCATCGTGGCGTTTATGTTGGCCAGATGACATTACTTCTTGCCTTTATTTCTTTTAGAAATTGCTGTTGCTTTTTTCTTAGCATCTGCTTTTGATGTTGCACCCCAGGCTTGTAGTGAAAGTAACAAGCGAGTAGGTTCACCATTTGGCTTACGCTCAGGTCCTGGTGCATTTCCCATACGTGCTAGGAAAGATGCTCTACGTGGATTATCACCAGACTTAACTGGTGGCTTGAGGTTCATTCCCTCTTTTTTGGCTGAGGCTCTGCCCTTCTCATTTAATCCACCCTTAGGATTTTTACCTTCTTTACGTTGCCAAGCAGGTGACTTAGACATTACTTATCTGTTCCGCCTACACCTTTGTATAGGCCATATGGTGATGCTGTTGGCTTACCAGTTAAATTATCTGGTGTTCCACCAATTGCGTTGTCGTTGCAACCACATTCTTTGCACATAGTTACTTACCTTTCTTTGCTGGTAAAACCTTCTTAAGGTTTGGGTTTGCTTTCTTTGCTGCTGGAGATGCTTTGCGGGTAGCAGATGCGAGGATTGCACCAGCACGTTCCATCGGGATGCCTTGCTTCTTGGCTATTCCTGCTTGGGCTTTCTTGAAGCCCATTCCTTTTTTGGCTGCGGCCATAATTACTTAGCCTTCTTCTTAAGCATAGCCATACCTTTTTTAACTTCACGCTTTACCTCTGCCTTAGACTCAGGCTTTTTTAATTCAGCCTTCTTCTTAGCCTTTGATTCTGTCTTTTCAAATGCAGCGTATGCTGCCTTCTTAGTGATTTTTTTTGCTGCCATTAGATTACTCCTGCCTCTTTCATCGCCTTAGCACTTTGCTTGGTGATTTTTTCTGCCGCTGGCATAGCACCAGCGTCAAAAGCAACGCCCAGTTTTTCACTGGCTTCTTTGGCTTCATTAATCTTTTTCATAGAAGTTCCTGCTGGCTGGATACCTTCTGCTCTAGCATCACGGTATGCTGATAGTTCAGCATCCCATTTCTTTTGGGACATAGAATCTGCCCGTCCAGCATCACCTGTATTTAGTTCTAGTGTACAAACCTTGCAAGCAAAGCAGCCGTCAGTATAAGTGCGATGCTTATAGTGATCTGAGAAAATGTCTTCGGTAATAAAAGGTTCTGGTTGAGTTGCTTCGCAGTTTGAACAACCATAGAGAGTCGGGATTGATTCGTACTTTTCATTAAAACCCCATTCTAAAACTTTTGATATGTGATCGCAGTTATCCATTTTTAAGTTTCTCTTTCATAAAATCTATGTTGCGTAAGATACGTTGTTGCTCAGGGCCATTGGCCTTAGCAGCGGATTCAGCAAAGGTTAATGCTTCTTGGTAATATCCGAGATTAAACGCAGAAACTGCTGCGAGGTCGTAGGCTTTCCAATCCCATACAGCGGATTCGTAGCAGTAGTGGACTGAGCGAGGTAGTTCCATAATGTTAACAGAGGCATCTAAACAGGCTGTCCAATCTTTCCTTCTGTAAGCATCTATCGCTAAGCCATACCAAGATTCACCTTCTTTAGGTAGAATCTCTATTCCCTTTTGGTACCAAGCAGTTACTTCTGCTTCTGGTTTCTTTAGATAAAACGCTGCTTCACCAAGCCAGCGGCAAGTGGCTGCTTGTTCTACATCCCACGCTTTATCTTTAAGTTCTAGTGTGCGCTGTCCTGCTCGCATAACATCTTCCCACCTAGAGTGGAAATAATATTCACGAGTCATATATGTCCACATACGTGGATCATCTGGGAACTCTTTAACACACATCTCAAGTAGGGGAAGGTATTGCCCACGAGACTTTGTGTTATCTGGTTCGTGTTTGATTACGGCATCAAAGATATTGCAGGCTTTTGCTTCACCTTCGCCGTACCAAATTTGTACTTCGTGACAAGGATACTTCCAGTTCCATCCCTGTCTTGAATGGAGTCTGTCTCTTTTCCATTGGCTACCAGTATCAATTGTAATCCAACCAAAGTCAGATCCTGGTATCCATTTGTCACGAATCTTTTTAAAGAAGTTCTTTTGAGGAACTTCATCTAAATCTAATATCACACAAACATCTGCATCTTCTGGAACTAATGCAAGTGCTGCGTTTCTTGCTGTGTCAAAGCGCCAAGGCTTTACACTAATCTGATGAACTGTTATTCCAAGTTCTTTGAGTCTTTCTTGAGTACCATCGGTACTACCAGTATCAGCAACAATCCGATAATCAGCACCCTCAGTAGCCTTAGCATACCTTTCAACGTGTTTTATCTCATCTTTCGCAATTGAGTAAACTGCAATTTTCAAGGTTGTTTTACATCCTTATACAGTTTAATTATTTCTAATGCCCATTCAACCTTGTCTTCAATACGTTGACCTTTAGGTTGACGTGATGACCAAAGTTCTAAATTTTCTATTCTATTATCTTTTCTGTCACCGTTCTTATGATGGACTGTTTCATCTGGCAGTAATTCTCTGCCAAGATAATTCTCCATTACTAAGCGGTGTTCTAATACAGCGGAGTTTCTATTTCTTTGCTTTGGATCAAAGACAGATATATAACCACCACGAACAGTATGTCTGCCTTGCTTGCGTGGTCTGATTAATCTTTCAGCAGGTCCAGTTTCTCCGTGCTTGGTCCATCTACTGTGGTGCATTTTGCACCAAGTTTTTGCATAGGTTGTATTCTCACAGCCATCTATTGAACAAGTATTCATAGAGTCCAGATTGTACCATATGTCCTATTTGCCTAGTGCTTTAATTTCTTCTGTTGTTAATCCAATTGCAGCCAACTTAGATTCCGCATTAGCCTTAGCCTCTGCCGCTGCAGCATCTGCTGCATCCTTCTCTGCTTTAGCAACCTCTGCTGCTTGGCGATCTAACTCTAGTTGTGCTAACTCTTGATCGTTTAGAGGAACCTCAGAAACGACTCCAGTTTCGCAGTTGATTTCAACCTTCATAGGAATTGTCATTCAGTTATCTCCAATGGCTTGATGTCGTGGTCTGCGTTGGTGCAATCCCACAAATAAGTATCTGGGTTTAGTGTTGCTTCGTCGTGACAGGCTGGTGAATGGAACCCAACGCCATCCCATAGGTATCCAATACCTGCATAGTTTTTATGTAAAGGTTCTCCACCTTGTGTGTGAACTCCACCGTGAGTGTTGTAAGAAGTTTGTACCCATTCGCCACCTAGTGTTTCTTCACACCAAAGTTTAGAGTGAGCCACAATAACTTGTGTTACTACACCATTTTCTATTTGAGCGTAATGTGCCATATTTCTCCTTATACTAAGTATCTAACAATAATTATACCTGAACCGCCGTTACCACCTGCAGTGATATTTCCACCACCTGCTCCACCGCCACCAGTGTTAGGAAGACCAGAGTTAGCATTGCCTGCACCACCGCCGCCATAACCACCAGCACCTGCTGATGCACCTTGTATTGTGGAAGAACCACCGCCACCACCTGCATAGTAAACAGTTCCGCTTACATTATGACCAGTTGTTGTTGCAAGACCCCAAGATGAATATGCAGATGAACCTACGCCACCTGCACCAGATTGTGAACCAACTGCTGTTTGTCCTGCAGCACCTGCACCACCACCACCACCTGCTGGGTATGGAGATGCGAAGCCAGCAATACCATTACCACCAGCATTACCTTGTCCAGCAGTTCCTGCGCTTCCTGCGTTTCCTGGATAACCACCACCACCAGATCCACCTACGCCTGAACCGTAACCACCACCATCACCTTTACCACCACCTATTACAGTAGTTAAAGATCCAAATTGTGAGTTACCACCAACAGAACCGCTTGCATTTGAACCACCTGCAGCACCTGCTGCACCAACAGTACAAGTATAAGAAGTTGCGCTAGTTAATGCTTGTGCGGTAAAACCTAATAAACCACCTGCGCCTGCACCACCAGCGCCATTGCCACCACCGCCACCGCCGCCGCCTGCTACAACTAATACATCAGCAGTTAATGCTTTAAGCGGAGTAAATGAACCTGAGTATTTGAAAGCGTGGTACCAGTAAGTACCATCAGTAGTAATGACATCTCCACCTGAAGCGTATGGGACTGAAGTATTTTGAGTGCTACTATTAGAGATGCCGTATAGGTAGAAGGTTGAGAATTCTTGAATTGTTTGTCCGCCACCATACGGTCTAATGGTTATAGATGTTATTGCGGCAGTAACTCCACTAAGAGTACCGCTAAAAAAAGCGTAACCAGTAGTTCCATTGTTTTCTGCTACTGCATCTGCAGATAAACCTTTAGCATTACTAGATGTATAATTAGGAAGATAAAATTCTCCATTGCTAAAAATGCTTGCAGTTGCATTTGCGCCATCTGTTTCGCCAATATACATATCAGCGGCAGAACCACTGGTATTGCTTGCAGCACTAGAACCAGTACCAAATGCTGTACGCCAAGAATAACCAGATGTAGTTGAATTAAACTGAACACCCATTGATTGTCCAACTGAAGCATTATCAGTTCTGCAAGTGTAAACAACTTTTAAATCAGTAAAGGTTTGAGGGATATTAGAGAAGGTGATGCTAGATGCGCCACCTGATCCTACGGTTTGCTTAGCGATAAGCGACATTGTTGTTGCCATTAGTTTGCGTACCTCACAATCACAATACCTGAACCGCCAGTACCGCCATAATAAATGTTATAACCTCTAGTTCCACCACCGCCTGAACCAGTGTTAGCAATACCATTTGTTGCAGAACTAGTATTTAATCCACCAGTTCCACCACCACCAGCACCGCCTGAACCAACAGCACCGTCACCGCCACCGCCACCACCGCCTGCGTAGTATCCAGATACACCAGTTGAAGTTGCAGTTGCCCAAGAAGACCAAGTATTTAAACCTGGACCACCGTTTGTACCACCACTACCGCTTGTTGCATTAACACCTTGACCGCCAGCACCACCGCCACCAGTTGCTGCATAAGCAGAAGCACCCGCAATGTTACCGCCTTTAAAACCATAGCCAGTAGCGCCACCTGAATTACCCTGTGTTGCAGAACCACCCACACCAGATCCGCCATTGTATGCAGCGCCGCCGCCAGAACCACCGTTAATAGGAGTAGGATCATTATTGTAAGCACCGCCACCGCCACCGTTGGAAGTTATATTATCAAATACAGAATTTCCACCAACACCACCAGCAGTAATTGCACCACTTGTTCCACCAGCACCTACAGTGCAAGTGATACCAACACCTGAAGTTAATGAACGACCTGCTTGATATGAAACACCACCTGCTCCACCACCGCCACCAACATAGGCTCCGCCACCGCCACCGCCTGCAATAACTAATACATCTGCTGTTAATGCTTGTGATGGAGTAAAGGTTCCTGATGAAGTAAAGACGTGATATGTGTAATTAACATCGTGGTAAATAGTTCCACCACTTGCTTTAGCGGCCCAGTCTGGAAGTGCTTTGATACCGTAAAGAGTAGCAGTAGATCCTGAACCAAAAGAACCTGAACTTAATTTTAAAGTTATTGAATTAATTATTGCGGTAGAACGCCAAGTATTTGCATTGGCACTTACTAAAAAATTAGAAACAGAACCTCTTGAAATAACTGATTTGTATGTTGTATTGTTTGAATAATTTTGAATATTAATTATATAAGGCATTGGAGAAGAAGTGTTAACGTTACCTACATAACAATAAGTGTATCCAGTATTACGATTTGAATAAGCACCGCTACCGTCTGCATATATATTCGTATTTGTGTAATTGCCAGCAGTATCTCCATTAAATTGCACACCAACTTCTTGTGAAGAAGTAGTGCCAAATAAATTAGTAACTAAAACTAAGTCAGTATATGTAGATGGAATTGATGACATTACTAAAGTTGATGTTCCTGAAAGAGTAACAGTTGCTAAAGGTACATAAGTTGTGGTTGCCATATCAGCCTTTCACGCCGTACAAGGCGAATTGACTATATTGAATAAAATTAGAACCACTTTGCCTATTAAATGTTATAGAAGTTACTGCGCTAGTATTTCTCCAGTTAGATGAATACATTTGAATAAACCCGCCATAACCACTTACCGTTCCATTAACATCAAATCCACTTAATGAACGAGTGGTTTTATATTTATTTGTGTCAGCATAATCTAAAATATCTACAATAGATGCTGTAAATACATTTGATGCAGCACTAGAAGATAATGTTCCAGTTCTAACATCAGTATTATTTGCAGCACTTCCTGAAGAAGCAGAAGATCCGTTACCTTCTAAAGAGTGAAAAGAATAGTTAGATCCTGTATCACTGTTTAAAGTAACAAACATATTATCAATAGCGTAAGTTGGTCTATCAGTTGCTGCAAGTATTCTGATTTGTAAATGCTTATATCCATTAGAAGGAATACCAGTAAAGGTAACTGTAGAAACACCGCCTGCTCCTACTGTATAGGTAGCCAAAGCGTCAAATGAACCTGTTGGACTAAACGGTGTATAGACCGCAGTGCCATCCCAAAAATTACTAGACTTTGGAAGTCTGTTACCAATTCGTGCTAATGAGCCGAATCTTACAGCCACTAGGCTATCTCGCTTCCAAATGCACTAAAAGATAAATTTGTATTTGCTGCATAAACTGTTACAACGTCTGTTGCTGCCAGTGCTATTCCAAGTGTTAATGCTGTTGTGTCATTAGCAGCGATAGCAATATCGTAGGCAACATAATGTTGTGCCGCTAGTGTAGCACCTGCTGGGCGTACTGCTATGCGATAAGAAGCAGAGGTTGATCCTTGATTACATACAGTAATTGTTGAGATCACCGCTTGTGTAGCAGATGGCACTGTGTACAGTGTTGTAGCCGTTGTTGCTGATGGATTGGATTGACCCAATACTTTGTAAGTTGTTGCCATTGCTTATGCTCCTATCAGAAGAAATGCGTTGAAATCGCCTGAGCCTGTGGCGCCTGTAGCACCAGTCGCTCCCGTTGGTCCTGTTGAACCAGTTGATCCTGTCGGACCTGTAACTCCTTGAGATCCAGTAGCGCCAGTTGAACCTGTAGATCCTGTACTTCCTGTAGAACCAGTCGCACCAGTAGGGCCTGTTACACCTTGGCTTCCAGTCGCTCCAGTACTTCCAGTAGCACCAGTGCTGCCAGTGCTTCCTGTAGGCCCTGTAGGGCCTGTAATGCTGCTTCCTGTGGCTCCAGTAGCACCTGTAGAACCAGTGGCTCCTGTCGCTCCAGTAATTCCAGCAATATCAATATTCCAAGAAGCGTATGTTCCAGAACCGCCAGTGGCATCTACGCTTACTACAAGCGTTGTGCTTGAGTAACTTGTAACAATACCTTCCATATAGTTGGTTGGTGTTGTTGGGTAAGACGCTCTAACACGGTTACCTACTGAGAAGGCAGATGAGGTTGATGCAAGGCTAACTGTAAAAGTTTTGCTACCAGTTCCGATTGCAAGGCTTGTTGTAGAACTTAATAAATATCCAGCACCAGTTGCACCAGTAGCGCCTGTCGCACCAGTTCCTGTTGCACCAGTCGCACCAGTAGAACCTGTAGGTCCAGTTACTCCAGTTGACCCAGTGGGTCCAGTAGCCCCTGTGCTTCCAGTACTACCTGTAGATCCAGTAGAACCTGTGGGTCCTGTTGCGCCTGTAACGCCTGTGCTTCCTGTAGAGCCTGTGGCTCCTGTTGAGCCAGTAGAGCCAGTCGCTCCTGTGCTGCCTGTATTGCCTGTTGATCCAGTGCCACCTGTTGCTCCTGTCTGTCCTGTTGGACCTGTTACACCTTGTGAACCAGTTGCACCTGTGGCACCAGTTGAACCTGTTGGGCCAACGCTACCAGTTGCACCTATAACACCTTGTGGACCAATAGGGCCTAGTTCAATAATTTGTGGTTGTACTGAGCCAACGTTATATACGTTAGTTGTGGTTGGGATCTCTACGGTTGAGATTGAGTTTACATCAACGGCCATTATTGAGTCACCGATTCATTAACTACAAATGCACCTTGTAGAATCTTGTAAACATATCCATCTGGAGATGTTAGGTTTAAATCGTATTGGTAAGTGTTAGCAGTTAGTGCTGCTGTTTGAGTAGCAGTTAATGTCATAGCGATTTGACCTAAGCCTGCATTAATTACAATCTTGCCATTTGCTGTAGATAATTCTACCGCTACTGATGAATCAGTAAATTGGCGAACCTGCATCTTTGCTGAATAACCAGTTAAATCTACTGGTAGGTTGTCAACCTTCCATACTGGAGACAGTTGAAAAGTAGTTCCTTTGTAAACTGTTATGTTATATCTACCTGGATTCACTGGTTCTCCTAGACGTTAGTGATGTATTGGCCGTAGCCTGCGGCTGTTAAAATGTCATACTCTGCTTGGGACAAATAATATTCGTGTCCACCTAAATAAAAGTAATCTGCTTCTTGTGATTCTAAAACTGATGGTGTGCGTTGACGCACTACTGCTGTTCCGTAAACTAAAAGACTGTCGTTTCTATCTATCTTGTAGCGATAAAATAATCTACCAAAACCAGCAGGTCCTTCTTTGACTGTTGGAGTTCTTAATAGATATGCCACAATTTACCTTTCGTTAGTGAAAGACCCCGCCCTAAAGCGGGGCCTTTCTGTTATTTACCTAGAATCAGGAAGCGTTGATTGAAGATGATGACTCAATACGAACCAATGCAGCCTCACGGTAACGAGCGAAACCAAGTACGCCGTACCAGCCGATTGGACGGAAACGCATCAACTTGTCAACAATTGGACCGAAGATTACGTGTGGTTCTTCAGCAACTGCTTCTGCAAGTGCTTGCTTACCAGCAACTAGAGTACGGAATACACGAACTCCACCTGTTGAGTAAACGTAGTTTGAAGCACCCCAAGTACCTGTTGTACCTGTTGAGCCTGAACCGTCAGTTGTGTTGAATAGACGTGGTGACTCTACGAACATTGCGCCTTCGTAAGTACCGATAGTTCCTGGCCAGAACTCTGCTGCACCAGTCTCTGAGTACTTATGATCGTCACGCCATCCGCCTGAGCCAGTCTCAGCACGAAGATCGTGTGAAACTTCTGGGTGGATACCACACCAGTAGAACTCGCCTTGGCGAGGAACTACCTTGTTAGCACGTAGTTTCGCTACTGCTAAACGGATATCACGAGACTTGATAACAGAACCTGAACCGATAGAGGTTTGTGTAGTTCCGTTTGTGTATGAACCAGCATATGTGCTGATTGCTGAACCTGTTGCGCCAGTTTCTGCAATTACGTTTGAACCGAAGTTCAATTGACGTAATGCAACTGAGTCTAGAGAGTCAGCCATATTGAAAGCGATGATGTCAGCAATTGCTGGATCAACGTCAGACAATGAGAACAATTCTAACTTGCGAGTTGCAAGAGAAGCGTTACCGTATTCATTAAGTGTTACAGAAACTGTTGTTGTGTTTCCAAGTGCTACTGCATCTGGATCAGTTGTTTCTGTAAGTGGTGTTGTTGCTTGTGATAGATCTGTGTAGATTTGGAACGCTACAGAAGATCCTGGCATTGCCTGTTGTACTGGGCGCTTATCTGCGACATCACGGATAAGAGGAACAGCACGTAGTGCAAATTCAACATAACGATCATAAGCGGTCTGTACTAAAGAAGTACCTAACGAACCACTTGAGGTATCGGTATATGCCATTTGTTCACCTCTTTCTTTGGGTGTTTATTGTGCTTGGATGGGTTAGTTGTTACCGACGACGGTTCATACTTTGACCAAAGACCAACATATCTAGTTCTTCTTTAGAAGCGGTACCAGATACTTTCGCAAGCAAATCAGCATCCCTTACAGGAGTATTTGCATTTTGCGTAGCAGCATTGATACGTTGATAGTTTGCTTTAGTTTGTTCTTTTACTTCGTCGGCTGGAGCAGCCTCAGACTTAGATAAACCGAACACATCACTATGTTCATTTAACCAAGCGTCAATCTGCTCTGGAGCAGTGACGTCGCTAGGTATAAACTTAGCGATCTTGTCAGGAACTCCTTTTGAGGCCAATACTTCTTTAAGAGAACGATTACGTAGATCGGATTGAATTGTTGCCAATTGCTCAGCAAGTTCTTTCTTTTCTTTCTCTGCTCGCTTTAACGCTTTGCGTAAGTTAGCAGGACCATTAGCATCAACCTCTGGGGTTGGTTCTAGGTCTAGATCGTCTTCATCATCATATTGGTTTGCCATTTGGCACTCCCTTTCGTGTTTGTTTGTCGCAGACCTCAACGTCCTACAGGGGAATAGGGGTTGGCTTCTACTACCAGTTTTTAGGTACACAGTTAGATACTGGTTGATCTAACTGGAATCTATTTACAGGATGCCTGTTTGTTCTACGCCTAGACTTCCTTTATCAAGTCCAGAACTACCACCAAACGATCCTTTTTCTAAGTTGGCTAAACGTTCACGTTCTGCAGCAGCAGCACCTGCGCCTGCTCCACCAAAGGCTTCTTGCATACCTTGTGCAGTGTTGTATTTACCACCATAAATATTTGCTAATATATTTGTTTCTGATGCAAGTCCTTTAGACTTAGCAAACGCTTCAGCCTGCTTAGCGTATGAAAGATCAGCGCCGCCAAGTTGTTGTGCAACTTGTGCAGCACCAGTATCGTAGCCTGCATTTGCTGCAGCGATAGCAGCAGTATTCTTGCTTGCCAATTGATTAAGGATCTGTTCACCCTTAGTTGGATCAAGTAAGTATGCAGTTGTAGCGGCTGTATCTAAACCGTAGTAATCTCTTAGTTGTTGACGTAATGCTGGATCAGTTAATTGAACTGCAGACTGTGCTGCTTGAACACGATCTGCTAATTCAGATGCTGATAAGTCATTAGTAATAAATGTTTTGTAATCTTCTGGGCTGTCATAGAATCCTGCTGGCAATCCATAGGATTGCATAATTTGTTTGTAGCCAGATTCTAATTTCATAATTTCACCCTCAGTAAGAGGTTGCAATCCATTTTTAATTCTGGCTGTATTGGTTTCACCAAAACGCTTTTGATATGTTGGTGTTTTAGTTAATGCTAGATAGTAACCATCTGAAGTTGTAGGTGCATCTTCAGATTTAACTAGGCTTAACATTTCATCTGCAAGGTCTCCAAGACCTTCAGCAACTAAACCTGCCTTAAATTCTTCAAAGGCTCCCATAGATTTAGATGTATCTACAGAACCTGTTGATCCTGTTAATCCACCAGTAACGCCACCCGTAGATCCAGAAGCACCTGATGCACCTGAGGCGCCAGAAGCACCCGATCCACCAGAAGCGCCTGATGCGCCACCAGTCACACCCGCTGGTGTCTCTGGACCTTTAACCCCTGGAATAGTAAATACTTGTCCAGGTTTAATTAAATTTACATTTGTGATTTGAGGATTGGCTGCTTGAATTGCTTTAACAGTTGTGTTGTTAGCCTTAGCAATTGCTGAAAGGGTATCACCCTTTTTAACGGTTACTGTTGTATCTGCCATTACGCCATCCGTCCAAATCGTCTTTTAATATCCATTGATAAACCTTCTAATAGGTTACGAACTTCTGGTGATTTATCAGCACCTGAGTTAGGATCTGAAAGAATCTTTGATCTAAGTACGTTATCAGCAAGTGTAGATTTACCATCACCTTTTAGATATGCCTGAACATATGGATTATCTAAAGTGATTAGGTCTTCATTCTTGCCAGTATATTTAGCAACTGTCTTAATACCAGGATCTGCAATCTGACGTAAAGATAAGCCAGCATCTAATGCTGGTGCTAAGTGAGAGTATTGTGCTAACACATTACCTTTCCATAACTTAGCAATATCATCTAAAGATTTAGTTCCTGCTTCTAAAGCAGCAACATCTTTGGCTGCGTTCATATAAAGTTTTTTAGTCTTTGGATCTACTACTGATACGCCGTACTCTTGAGCCAGTTGAGTATATTTATCTACTGTGCTGGCTGCTGCTTCAGCAGTTCCTGCTTCAATACCCTTTGTGTAATTAGTCATCAATTGATCTGTCAACCAATTTGTTGCATCAAATGGATCTGTGCTTGTAGTTAAAGAACCATCTTTGTTACGCTTTACTACAGTTTGATTTTCCTTCTTTTGGGCTTCAGCATTTAAAGCCTCTATCCAAGTTAACTTCTTACCATTAGCATCCGTAACAGTTGAAGCATAATCAGCGGCAGTAGGTTGACGATGGAATACATCTTGAAACGCTTTACGGAATACTGCATCACCAGTTGATCCAACATATTCTTTTACATAACGTTGTTCTAGCGGTGTGGTATCAGTTACATCTTGGCCAAGGCCAGCAGCCTTGTATTCTTTCATCCAAGTTGCAGGATCTTTTTGTGATGTGGCAGAGCCAATTAAAACTTGTAACCAAGTATTTTGAATAGTGGATAGACTTTTAACATTCTTACTAAGAAGTCCGTATTTAATCATACTGCTACGAATCCTTGCAGCGTTATTAGGATCTCTAGCGTCCTTGATTAATTGAGCAATAGTTTTTGGACCCTGAGGAGTAGGCACGGTTCTAGCAGTTGCTACCTGTGTACCAGTATTAGGATCTTGTACTGTTTCGCCAAGTTTTCCAGATGAGTCAGTATAAGCATTATCTAAATTTGTGCCATATGAACCAGCAGTTGTACCGTAGTCTGAAGGTGGTGAGTAATTAAAAGTTGACATTTTATCCTAACTTCATAAACACGCTATTGATTACTGGTTTTAAACGAGGTTCATTTTCTGCTAATGCCATCAAATAGTTTTGCCAGTTTTGAACTTCGTCTTGTGTGGCATATCCCTGAATACTTAGCATATTGTATTCAGACATAATTCCTGCGTGGCGTTGATAGTCACCCATTAACGCTTTAACCATCTTGGCTTGTTCGTGCTTTGGCTCTGTATTTGGATTAGCAAATATTTTTTGTAATTGATTGTACGCAGTTTGAGCGTTAATCTTACCCTCACCATTTGTGTAGTCTTTGTACCAAATAGGGTAAAGGTTCTTCATCTTTGTCATTACAGAAGACCATCTATCGTTTTCTTCTTTTTGAGCATAAGTGTCAAAGTTGGCTTTGGCCGCTGTAATAATTTGATTGTGTAGAGTTCTGTCTTTTGCAATAACTGCATCGCCTGCAGCGATGTAAAATTGTCTTAGTAGTTCTTCTGGTGAACGTTGTTCACGTAAGTGCATACTTACTAGATCATTATACACTTCACGATCAGACTCATTCTTAGCATTATCCTGTGGGATAAGGAAGAAGTAACCATTTGCTACGCCAGATTTGTAATCAAACTTATCTTTATTTTGTTTAATAAAGTCAACGGTTTGTTGAATATAAGGGTATTTAACACCTGGAACTGTTGAAGATGTTTTACTTACTGTATAGGAAATAGCGCTATCTCCGTGCTTGCCCATAAACTCAAGAAGGGCGTCTGCATAATTACCCTTTTGTTTTACAAGTTTCCAGAACTCGTCACGGAACCCTGGGTCTTCTTGTTCAACTCTTGGAGCAAGTGGTGATATAAGGTTTAATGCTGCTTTTACCAATAGAACTGAGCGAGCATTATTTTTAATACGATCTACAAACGCTTGTTGTTCAAACTCTGTAGCATCTGGACCAGGTACTTGACCGTGATAATAAGCAGCGGCCAGGGCTGATGCTGTTGCGTTTGCAAGTGCTTTGTTTTTCTCGTTTGGTGTTACTGCTGCCCATAAAGACTTAGACCAAGTGGCTGGGTTAACAGTATCCCAGAATCCACGTTGATAAGAGATATCTCCGATAGTGCCTTTAACAATTGGCTTAGTTGCTGGGAATAGATCCGCAATTAAGTTACCGCTTACTGCAACGAAAGGTGATACACCTGGAGTTTGTAGTTCAGGCAATACGCTCTTTAAAGAAATTGTGCTTCCTTTTGCAGAGATAGGTAATCCAGTTACCATTGGAATACCATATGCTGCTAAAGCACCTTGGAAAGATTCACCTAAAGCACCTACGCCTGGAAGATAAATATATTTGTTGCCGTTGTCATCCTCTTGCATAAAGCCAGGATCAGATAAAGCGTGTTCTGCTAATTGATAAAAGCGCATACCAGATGAGAATAAAGGTGATGCGTAACTCGTATCTTTTAATGTGTTATATGCACGACGTAAAGCCTGCTCTTGAGCAAAGTAAAATGGCAGGAAGTTACGTGCTAGTTGAGAAAATTGATTACGTAAAGCAGTATTGTGGATTTGAGGCAACATTGAATAAGAAGCCTGAGTTTGTGCTATACGTAATGCTTGGTCTTCCGTCATTCGTTTTGCTGTAACTTGAGGGATTAATCTTCCATAAGCCTCTGCTACGTGCATCATATACAAAGGTTCACGAGCAAGACCATTAATAATAGGGTCAATTGCTTTTCTAAATCCAAGGTCAGTAATCTTGCTTATCCAACCTTTTTTATCTACATAAGGTTGTAGCATAGGTCCAGCAACTGCTGCAGGGAAAGAATTTTTATTTGCAGATATTCTTTCGCTGATATCTTTCAAGTCTGACTTTGTACCATTTGATATGTTTTCAGCAATATCACGAAGGAATGTTCCATCTTTACCGATAAACATACCAAGTGTTGCATCTACACGATCTGCTGCAAATGTATATACATCAGCACTTGATTGTACGTCAGTCCAGCGAGTTAATGAATTAAGTTCTTTTTTATATGATTCGTACTCACCGCTGATTGTTTTCATCATACGGTCATACTCACTAGCAATAAGACTGTCACGAAATTCTAGATATTGTTTGTGTTGTGCTAGTTTGTCAATATCATCTTCTAATTGCGCCTTAGGTGTTTTAATAAACTTATTAAAGCGTTCAACCGCATCTGCTGATATGTTCTTATGCGCTGCTTCATTAGCAGCGACGTTTATATTGTTTACATAACGAGGTACATAGTGAATATCAGATGCTGAATAGGTTGTGTATTCAGGCAGATCCTTGAACATAGCGGTGTTCTTTTGGATCTGATAGTAATAATGTGCAGCCTGATTCATTTGATACGCAGTTGATGCGTCAGTACCGTGACCAGTTGATACAGCCTCTGAAAGTAAATGACCTTGGTTAGCAATAATTAATCTAGTTGCAAGTTCCATTTGCTCATCTGGCAACATCTTTGCTGCAAAGTTTAAACCTTTACGCTTAGCCTCTTGAAAAGCAGGCCATCCAACTGTAGCAAATTCTGGACCTAGACCCATATGGATTCCAAGTGCTGACATTGCTGCAGGCAAAATATGCTTTGCTTCACCAGGAGTTAAGTCGTAGTTAGCCTTTGCTGCGGCTGTAGCCAACTTTGCTTTGAATGTATTGAATACACCAAATCGTGCAAAGGTAGGGATAATTTCAGCAGCGGCTACACGTAAACCAAAGCCTGTTGTAGCAAGTGCTAAAGGTTTAAAAACTTTATTTGTGTACCAGTGGGTAACCCATTCATCAATTTGACCAACGTGTTTTTTGTATTTACCAGCATCACGTACAGCCTTTTTAATTGCCATAAAGTCTGGAATATCAAACATATCACGAGCGTGATGAGAAACAATACCGCCAACCTTAGGACCAGCAGCAGTTTTATACTCGCCAATATTTTTACCTAGTGGACTAACTCCGTAAATCTGAGTACCTACAACTGGTTCGCTAATCTTGTTGATATCATCCATAACATTTTTAACAAATAGATGATCGTCTGGCAAACCTAATGCTTTAAAAGATTCTAATATTGTGTGGTTTTTAATCTGACGTGCTAAACCTTTGTTGTTAATTACAACCGCTTCGGCATACTTTCCAGCCATCTCAAGGGCTGCTTGATGTCCCATACCAAAACGAGCAATACGGTAAATAACAGTTGGTGCATCTGGTGCGTTCCAACGGAATTTCTTTTCAGATAGTTTTAAAGTTTGAGCATCAACGCTATATGGCATATAGCCAGTAAAGGTTTGATATACCTTGCTTGGGATCTTCTCACCGTTGCGTAGGTAATCTGCAACTTTGCTGTCACTTAATTTTGCTCGTAGTAAAGTACGAGAAGGAAGCATTGCTTGTCCAGCAAGATTGCCTTCCATCTCGCCAAAATATAATGCTGTCTTTAAAAAGTCGTGTACTTCATCTGCTGTCTTTAATTCACCTAAACGACCTGCTGCTGCAGTTCCCAACATTGGGTATTTAACTGCAATCTCACCAGCAGTAGATTGTGCAATATCTTCAATTGCTCTATTGTAAGTACGAGATGCTGCGTTGAATATAGGACCAGCACCAATACGTACTGCATCCATTTGTTCTGAAGTTAAAGGAACCTTTGAGCGTGATGCTAAGAAATCTTTTACTCCAGGTACTACCTTCATCATTGGGTATTTGACCTGTAGTTCGCCAGCCTTGTCTAAGGCTAGATATTTTCCGCCACGCATCAATTGACCAAATTTACCAACAAGCATTACTGGATCACCGCTAATATCAAAACTAAGATCGCCAGTACCAGATATTACTTTTCCAATACCTTTGTCTGTATTACGAAATGCTTTTGCTGCACCATCTTTGCCAAGTTTATCAGCAGCAGTTGCAAACAAGTTTGAAAAGTCTCTACCTGCAGATACTTTATAGTTTTCATCTTCGCTCTTGGCGTATGAATCTTTGTATGTATCTTTCCAAGGACCAACTGTTGAAAGTTTACGTAGGCCAGATGCTGCTAAATCAGCGCCAATTTTAGTTCCTACTGGTCCAGCAAGGAATGTTCCTGCAACTCCGCCACCAATTACTCCAAGAGTAACGGCAAAGCCTGGAAGAAAACCGTGATCTACATAAACTGCGTGAGTAAATTTATAGTCTCTTTGAATTTCTTTTAATGGTTTTGATAACCATTCAGCGCCAGTTAATACACCGTGTCCTAGTCTTGACCAAAAGGTTTGTGTTCCATTTGTATCTGCGTGATCGTTAATAGCATCTTGTACGCCAACAGTGCGAACTGTGTGCGAAGCAACAGGTGCCACAAGTGCAGGGTTACTAGACTTGTAAACATCTGAAGCCAATGCAGGATTACGTGCTAGGTCAGGTGTTACCCAACCACTCCAAAGATTGTCAGCCAAGTTAGAATACCTGTCCTACTCTTTGCGCTAAGTATTTCATAGTTGGCGATGCTGTTGGACTTGCTGCTAATTGATTAAATAACTCATAAGCGTTCTGGTATTCACCTTGAACTTGCGCTCTTGTAGGTAATACTTCAGATCCTGCCCCTGCACCAATATCTACACCAGTAGTAATTGGTTCATAAGGACGTGCTGAAGGTGCGTTAAGTGGCGTAACTTGTGGCATTTCTGGTGCCATAGTTGCTTGTGCTACTTCAGCAGGTGCTGCTGGTTTAACGTCAGGTGTAGCAGCCATAGGTGCTGCAGTTTGAATGTTCATCAAACCGCCGTCGCCGTAATCTCCACCTGCCATATATCTTGCTGTTTGTGTGTCTGCTGGTCCGCCATCGGTTCGTTGGCTTAATGCGCCTGGTCCTGATTGTACAGCAGGTTCACTTGGTAATCTATAACCACCTTGTTCTGCCATAATCACTCACCTTTTCTTAATTTCTCAATGGTTCGGGCTGCATACTCGTGGAAGGATAACTTCTCATCCACGAAATCTGCGTGTGCGATTAACATATTGGTTAATCCGTTAAAAAAATTTGTTACTGCTAAAAATAAATTTAAAAATAAACTTGAAACCAAAGCGAGGATATCCCAGTAGGTTACCCTTAGTGGGATTTCATCCTCGCTATGATCGTGCATTAATTTCCTTTTGGTGCTTTATTATTTGGATGACGTCTAGTTAAGACTCCATTTTCCATTTTCTTTACCGCTCTAGATGCTGACCTTATTTGCTCGTTAGCCTTCCAAGATGGTGGAACGTCTTGTGGAGTTACTTCTCTAACAAGTTTTTTAAAATTGTTAACATCTTTTGTAGAATCTTGTTTATATTTTCTACCAGCGGCAGCCATTTGTCCAGGTGTATTGCCTACATCTTTTTTAGTTTCGGCTGTCTCACGTAGAGTTTGTACAGCATCAGCATATTTCTCTTTATCAGATCCTTTAGCATCTGGATTAATATTAGATACTCCACGACCTTTTGAGTAAATGCCTAGTGGTTTTTTAGGCGTTGCCATTTTGGTTACTTAGCACCCTTGTTAGTACCACGAGTTCCTGATGGTTGCTTTGAGTAGTTCATTGTTGCTGAACCTGGCTTGTTTGCTCCAGCCTTCTTTTGAATGTTTGCTGGTTGTACGTTTACTGATGCGTGTCCACCTTGATTAGCAGGCTTTGGCACCTTTGTAGTCATTGATGATTTCATTTATTTTCTCCTATAGGTTTTTTGTTTTTGTGGCCAGTGATATCAAACTGGTTCACGTCTGAGTACGCCAGCACTTAAGTTGGCCTGCCCAGAAGAATTAAGTCCTGCTAGTAATGTTTGTAATGCGGGACGACCACCAGGAGCCATACCTTGTTGTCCAGGTGCTACGCCTTCCATACGACCAGATGCTTGTAATCCTGGTGGAAGATTAGGTTCTCCAGAAGGGGCCTGGCCTGGGGCGACAGCCTCACCAGCGGTACTCATCGCTTCTGGAGAAACTTCAGGTTGTGGTTTAGGAGCAAATGCTTCCTGCACAACTTCTTCAATAGATTTACCTTTTTGACGGCCATTAATTACTGTAGCCATTGCGGTAAGAATTTGTGAAGGATCTTGTCCTTGCGCTGCCATAGCAGGTAGCGCTTGAGCATAACCAGAAACTGCTTGAATTAAAGAGTCACGCAGTTGTTCAATTTCAATCTTTTCTTCTTCCATAGTGACGTTAATTTCCCAAGGCATCTGACGACGTAGGAAGTCACGAGAGATTAATTTATCTCCACGAGCCTGAAGACCAAACACTAATGCTCTGTTTGGATCTAGTCCTGCAATTAAGCCGTAGGTAACATCACACCAGTAGTCGCCATCAATAGCGTCTTTTGGTTTGTAAGTGATCTCATAAGGAGCGCCAGCGTTTACGCCACGTACTTCCTTCTCAACATCACCAAATAACTTCTCGTCCATCATAAAGCAAAGACGCATTACGTGACGGAATGATTCTGCTAGAACTGCTTGTGCAGTTTTAACTTGTGTATCAAAGCCACCCATAAGGGCTTGAACACCCTTACCAGTAATAATAGAACCTGATTGTTGTCCTAGTCGTCCTTCAGGATAACGTGAACCAACACGCATTTCTTGATCTAGGTTTGCGTTCTCTTGGAAAATTCCTGCTGGAATGTCTAATGCAACACGGCGGATCTTTTCTGGATTAGCAGAACGAATAGTTGCGTCTGGACCAATCTCAAGTACGTTAACATCTGAAGGTAAAGCGAATGGTGCTTGTACAGATTTTTGTGCTGCTTCAAGTGCTAATGTTGCAAAGCGTGAGCGAGCAACCTGTACCCACATAACATCATCAAATTGACCACGTTGGTGTTCATCTGAATCTACACCTGGGCGAACTGCAATAACTACTTGGATCTCACCAAGATCGTTCTTGGCTTGAGCAAGGATTAAGTTGTTGCGCTCTGGTAGGAATAATAAAGTTTGATCTTTGTCGTGATAGCGGTACATCTCAAGAGTACGAGTAGATTCACGCTTCTCATAAGGTCCACGAATTTGTGATTCAAACTCTGGGAACTCGTTGCATAGTTCACGTACTGTCTTTGTGTAGCGCTTTGTGTAAGAAAGTAATTTGCCGAAGCGGTCCCATTCAGGATATGCACCGATAGGTGAATCCAGACGGATCATTGGGCGATTGTTTTCAAAATCTGGCTCAATAATAAATGGCAACATACCAAATGTGATATAGCGATCTGCACCTGAGTACATCGCTGTTTGTAGGTTGCAAGAGTCACGGTAACCTGCAGCGATCATAGATCTGATATCTGCACGTTTTCTAGCACGATCAGATGTGCTGTTTGTTGTCATACAAGAGAATGTTGGAAGCGGAGCAATTACCTCAGCAACGTCACGGGCAGCAACATCAATAAAGTTTGCCACCATAGGCTTAGGAAACTCATCAGGGAATTGGCCAGGGAATACCTGTTGAATGTTACCTTGACGGATTGAAAGCAGGTCAGAGTAACGAGAGTCACGCATACCATACTTCTCACGTAACTTCTTTACCTTCTCGCTGACTTCTAGAATCTCTAGCGCCAAAATGTACCCCCACTTGCTAACTTCTCTTGAAGTTTCGCATATTCTTCTAAGTTAACGACCTGGCGTTTGCGTAGATCGTTTGGTGTAAGGAATGGGTTTTTAACCCAACTTCCGCCGTATGCCCCAGACTGGTTGATGTAATCTCGCATTTGAGTTTCAGCAAACCAGAGGGCCATAGGTCCGTCTTGTTTATTTTTAGTTCCTGCTGACCAAGTAATCAACTGCTCTATCAGAGCCTTGATATGTTCATTATCTGTTCTTGGTAATTCTAAAAGATTGTTCTTAAGGTGCTTGCCTTGTGAATCAACTGATCCGAACAACGGTGCCATAGATGCAACACCGAACTCAGCATCCATCTTGTTTGCACCTGTGTAGTGCTGAACCAAACGAATACCTCGTGTAGCAAGAAACTTGTTGATTTCTTCATCTTGGGTTAAGAACAACTGGAAAGCGTTTTTCTCAATTACCCAAACTTTAGGATTGTACTTTTCTGTCCAACTGAAGATTAATTCTCTAATAGCCTGTGGTGTAGGTGCTGGCATACGGCTTGCGTCTAGCAAGTAACGTTTGCTATTTGTACGATCTCCAGCAAGTACTACTGAGAAAGTATCACCACTCATAGCAGGGTCCATAGAGCAGACGATGTATTGAGAGTTCAAAGATTCTGGGTGACCAGGAGCGCCTGGGATAAGCGGACCTACAGATCGCATACCTGCGACTGATCCTCTTACACACTCTGGTGAGAAGACTGCGGTAGATTCAACATCTTGTTGTTGATATACCATCGCCCAAGTTTTAGGATCTAAAACTCCACGACGCTTCTTAAGGTTGACTCCATCCCAGCGAGGATATAAACCATCCTCATCTGGTGGCGTAGGATCTGTTGCCCAGGGGCGATCAGATTTAGGCCATAAAGTTTTCCACTTAGTTGGGTCGTCATCAAATTCTAAAACGGCTGGCATAGCCAGATATGTCCAAGGAGACTTGTCATCTGGATAACGCTCTGCGTTACGCATCTCTCGGTATAGATCCATAGGATCTACACGAGTTCCTACTACTAGGATTTTTCCAGTAGGACCAACACGAGTTAAAACTTCCTGTTGAATCCAACGGATCTGCTTCTCGTACTCATTAGCGTTTGCCAGAGTGACACAGTCGTCAAGGATGATTAGATCTGCACGTGCGCCGTAGATCTGACCACCAATACCCAAGGCTTGAAGTGTTGGATCTTTTTCTCCTGAGTCACGCTCTAGGTAGATAGCGTCTTGGGTCCACTTCTCAGAGGTAGCCTTGTAGCCCTCTACTGGCGCATAGCGCCTTTGAAGATCAATATAGTTTGGATGGGTAAGTCTTTGCTTAACCGCATATAAAAATTCTTTGGCCATTGCCTGAGTCTTGGAAACTAATTTGATACGTACATTGGGATCTGTTGCAATCCGATAGGTAACGTAGTCAATTGATACTGTCATTGACTTGGCGTGTTCTGGCGGCATATTCACCAGTACGTAGTTTGGCATCCCTGGCTCGTAGGTCATATTCTCGTGGAGCCAAGCAGGTTTACCTTCTTGAAGAAGGCTGATGATGTTCCTCTGATGAGGGAAGGTCTCAGATGCTAGGTAAGTCTTACGGAAATCTTCAAATGAGATAGAGGCATCTTCAGGTGCGATGACCCCCTTACGATGCCTCACCTCACGAGCAAGGTCAATCGCTTTTTTGAAATCTGGGTCTGAAGATCTGTAGTACTCATAGGACTTGACTGACTTACCAACCGCCCGACAAGAGTCCTCAACCGTGTAGCCTTGGTTGATTAGGTCAATAATCTTTTGCTTGGCTTCCTGGCTGGAAAGGGAAGCCCCTGGTGCTAACTTAAATCTGTTGTTATCTGATGGTTTAGATTTAGACATAACTATCCCATCTCCATTAGGGCATCCGTCAGTGGATGCCTTTAGGGGTATTCGCAAGGCCTTCAGCCTTGCTCTCAATTGGCAGCGAGTGTGGGGCGCAGCCCCTAAACGAGCCTTACGTCTCACCTGGCATCGTTCGCTTAAGGCTCACTCTGCCGTGAGCCGTACCGTTGGGAAGTTTCTATTGCGCTGTAAACTTCCCCTACTATATACTAAGGCGGGAAATTTGCCTTTTATCCCGCCCTAGAGCGTGTGATTTACACCACACTGTAAATTATCAGTATTTTATACTGGGTATAGCGTAAAAGTTTTTTTATAGGTGTCTCATATATTGATACGGCATCTCAGTATTTAGGAAAAATATTTTGGTGGATAGTACGTCCGCCCCGTAGCAAAAATTAAAAATGGGGGGGTCAACCTATAGTTTAGGGTTAGACTTTCCCCACCAATAATTAACGGGGTTATTGGTAGGGGTGAAAGGTTGCCCAGATTTTCCCCGCCGTTTTCTTTCCCTATTACCCCGTTTTATATTCTTATATAAAGGTTTGGCGGGCTTTAATTGGAATTAGTTGCGGTTATTTAAAGAAGGGTGGGCAACTATCAAAACCGCCAACCCCCGCAACTATTGGCGCCCCCGCTTCCCCCTATTTACGCAACACTTTTGTTGCTTAATTCCCTTGTGAATAGGTGTCCGATTTACCCCTTTTGTC